AATTTCCAAAATAGGATTATTCTTATTAGACAGAATCATAATAAAAGCATCTGAATACATGGCTCGATCTGGCGTAGCAGCCCTAGTTGAAGTTGTTGGAGTGTTAGAAGTAACATCTCTATAGGTTTTGAACTCCTCTCTATCTTGAGGAAATCCAAGACCTGTCATCCAATTATGCAAACTTATATAGTTTTCAAGATATTCATCCACCAAAAACTCAATTGATAAGTTACCATATTCTAACTTTTCTCCAGGCAAAGGAATATCCTTATAGGGAGTAGACAATATTGCAGTACCCAAAGATATGCCTGGAATATTCACAGCTGTCGCAAAGAATTCTACTTTCGGTAACTGATGTATGCCAAAACGAAATTGTGTGGGCGAAGCGTAATCCAGCTTATCTGGCTGTCGTGCTAATGGAGATGTTGATGTTACCATACTCTTATTTATATGTCATCAATTCAGATGTTTCATTAAAATTTATTTAAAAATCTTGATATATGATGAACAAATGGCAACAAAGATAACCCCATCAAAACATTAACACCAGTATGTGCTATTGCTATTCTTAGTGTCTCTCCTTTAGGAAAACCATCGGATACAAAAATGCCTGCTAACCATATAGTGCCGGTTGTTCCAATATTTGCTCCTAGTATAGCAGCGATTGCAGAAGGTAATGGAAGAACACCGCTTGCAACTAACCCTACAATTGCGGTTGTAGATAGAGAACTGGATTGCCATAAAAGAGTACAAAAAATACCGCCTAGAAACATCCAATATGGATTAGAAATAAATGGAATTAATTGTTCAACATGTCCTAGAGACTTCATACCACCAGCAAACATTTTAAGGCCTACATAAAATATCAATAATCCTACTATAATTTTAAATGCTGGTGTATGGTGCCACGACCATATCGAAGGCAAATCTGTCATCATTATATAATTCTCCTATTACACTCTTATTATTTATGTGTAATAAAAGAGGGGGCCGTCATAGCACTGATTAATCTAGTCAGTCCGATACCGCCGCCGACTCTAGGAATAAAGTCTAAAGAAAGAAAATTCTCTAGTTCTTTTTCTACTCTTACCTTACTGAATTGACTATATAAAAGGTTTGCATACATACCGTCACTTATGGTATGAAACATCTCTCGCATTTCTTTCGGATCAGAACTTCTTTCTGCACTGCCTATTGTTTCCATTCCACCTAATATAACATCTATCTTAGCAGCTGTGCCATCACCATTCTGTTTCATATTCCAAAATGGTGATGTATAATTAGGAAAGTTTTTTATCATGGAAGGGCCTGTCATTTGACCTTCATGATCATGTGTTAGTTCTTCTACTCCAAACAAATCACACCATTCACTATATTCCCTAGCATCCATTTTTTCTTTCCATCCTAAATGTTCTACTAATTCTTTTTCCATAGATTCAAGATCGTTTATATCGCCTGGAAATTCAAATTCAAACATCGGAAATATAAGATCGTGTCTACCTTCTATTATGTTTGGTTCCTGTCTATATGAAGTAGAGACACAAAAAAAACCATCCGTTGATGGTTTTTTGAGAAGTTCATACTCCAACCACATTTGTCCTGTTTGGGGTAGTGGCCAAACTTCTCCAGCATAGTTGTATGTTGCAACTGTGGTAGGGTCTTCACATGCTGCAAGTATAGATAGTCTGTTTTGTGTGTGGACTTCTAAAAATCCTTTAGACAAAAAAAATGACCGCAATACGGTCACAACTTCTGTAAATATCTTTGGTTCAATTAGTTGGGTCATATCAATCTCCTTCGTATAATATTTATAAGATAAAAAAGAGAGGAGCCGAAGCTCCTCTCTAGTTTATAGTCAAGTTTCTTATTGTTGTAAGAAAGTCTTACATTAAGTTTGTAACCTTAACTCGACGATACCAAGCATTGGTATTTGCATCAAGAGATGAGTTAGTATTAGCTACACCACTTGTTGTCGAAGCTGCGCCAGCATCAGCAAATGGGTTAGCAGCCATTCCGTAACGAGTCTTGAAACCAATCTTGGGCTGGAAACTGTTCTCACCAACCGCACGAACCATCTGTAGTGGAACGTATGGGCAGTAGAAGAAACCAGCATCGTAAGGGGAAGTGCCCTTATAACCACAAACATAATACTGACTTGCAGCAACATTTGCAGAATACGGATCAACATAAACCTTGAACCGGCCATTCATAACACCAGCAAAAGTAGTGGAGGTGTCATCAACATTAAGATTGTTATTAAGAGCAGGAGTGTAATCAAGCACACCAGCCATATTAAGAGCAGAAGCAACATCAGCTGATACAATCAGCATATTACCCTTACCCCGGCGAGTCTGTTGACCAATCGCATTGGCATCACGTTCAATTGCGAACATAAGACCCTTAAACTTCTCAACACTCCAACGACCATTTGAGTCGGTATCAAGATCAAAGATACCAGCAGTAGTCGTATTGACCTGAGCACCAGCAACAGCAGTAATATACAGAGAACGAACAACTTCCCGGTTAATTTCAGCAAGAATTTCAGAACTAAGAATATTAGCAAGTTCTGTCTCTGCATCCAAACCGTGGATTGCTTTCAAGTCCTGTGCAAGTTCCATCGAATATTCGGCCTTTAGGGCACGACTTACGGCGGTAACAGTCTGCTTCTCAATTGAGAATGCCATCTCTGCGAAAGCATTTGTTGAGCTATCGCCGAGAGCTTCTGCCTGAGCAGTCGTCATGCCAGTTGGACTTAAATAAGTACCAGCAGAAGGACTGTCATTCAGAACAGCAGGGTTAGTGCCCGTCATTGCGGATGAAGTAAGATTACCAGCAGCATCATCATTAGAAATGCCAGTATCTGCTTCATCAACTAGAGCCTCAGCACCATCCTGAGAGGAGAATGTAGAGCGCAATGCGAAGATAAGACCAGTTGGGCCTGTCATTGGTTGTACACCACATACGTCGTATGCGATAAGATTAGGCATTGCACGCCGAACGAGGGAGATGAGAATCGGATCCCATGTATCCATCTGCGAGCCGGTGTGCGATGTTGGAACAGATTCTGTCAGGAAGGATTTATCCTCCCTCAGAGCTGCTTCTTGGTTTTCAAGAATTACTGTGGTAACTGCCCGCTTATAAGCATCCGTAATTGGAGGTAGGTCAGGATGCTCTAGGACTGGCTTCCACTTTTCTTGTAGATGTTCTGTTTGAAACATTTGTTTCTCCTTTATTATTAGTTACATCTGTTTTATAATATTATTCGGCCCGCGCCTTGTTACGACTGATAGCAGACATATACGATTTCATTGCACCTGTCGTATCAATGTCCTGTGCGGTACCACCATCTTCATCATCTATAGTAATGTCACTTGATTTAATTACTCTGGGGAAATAATTTTCCTTCAGGGTATCAAGCTTCTCACGGAAGGAAACTTCATCAACAAACTCAACATCCTGAGTTAGAGACTTAAACTTTTCAGATTCAGTATCAGCTAAATCTTCAGAAACTTCTGAAATAACTTGTTCACGAACAAGTTCACTATTGGAAGTTTTGAATTCAACATTCTTCTGAATTGCTTCGTTTAGTTTTCCTTCTAACTCGGAAATCTTTTCAGATTGTGCTTCCAGAACGTCATATTTTTCGTCTGGAACATCAATATAGTGATCTTCAAACAACTGCTTCAAGCCAGAAATAAAGTCTTCAGCAATCTCACCCTTTAATCCACGTTCAATTGCTAACTCGTTTTCTTTAGTCCATTCATCTACAACATAATTGAGGTAATTATCAACCTTTTCAGTCATTTCAGATACAAAGGTTTCAATCTCTTGATTCTTTTCAGACTGAGTCTCTTCTACAATCCTCTCTACTTCAGAACGAATCTTTGACTTAACTGCGGCCTCAAAGATATGAGCGGCCTTTAGCTGGAATTCTTCGGAGAGGCCTTCACCTTCTATTAGAGCAGCAACATCTTCCTTAACAGAGATATTCTTAATCTTCTCTTCAATGTCTGCTTTGGCGTCTTTAAGTTCCTTCAATGCTTCCTCAGTCTCAACATTCTCTGCTTCTTCAAGTTTTGAAGCATGATTAGCTATCATTTCCTCAATATCACTTTTCTTCATCTTTGCGATATTTTCAAGATGCTGTGTTTTGGTTAATTTCTTACCTTCGACAAGCTCATCACCATTTAGGTCTAGGTCATCTCCAGCAGCAAGTTTCACTTTCTCGCCGGGAGTAGCCTCTCCTGAACTTCCTTGTTTCACTTTGGGTTCCTCCTTAGCGCCTTTGTTTTGAACATCAGAAACTTTCTTTGATGCTGAAGTTGCTTTCTTTCCTATTTCTTTTTCAGAGCGATCCTCATCCGCATCCTTTTCAACCTTTGCTTCAGGTTTCGCGCCACCTAAATCTTTACGCTCGCCAGCGACGGTTTCTTTCTTATCAGCACCCGCAACATTCGCAGCGGGGTCTTTTGCCTTAGAAATACCCTCATCAGCATTGTTTGAACCCAAGCCAAGGTCTTTTGCTTTACCTAATGATTTTTCGGATGCTTCTTCAAGTTCCGCAAGAACCTCTGCTTCGAGCTCTTCAATTGTTTGATCTAATTCGGACATAGGGATTACTCCTTCTCTTGTTATAATATTTATAAATTATAGATTTCTAAGAAACTTTGCAAACTCCAAAGCCTCTATATTTGATTGTCTTAGACGTTGTTTTACATCGAATTTCTTTCTTAATTCCGCAATATGTGATTCTACAAGTGCGCCATTATTCCAAACCCATTCCTTTCCTTCCATTACACCCTCTACAAAGGCGTTTGGAGCGGATGGATCAGCAACAATATCAGCAGCAGTTGCGAGATAAAAATCATCCTTCACATAGTTTGCACCATTTCTCTGTTGTAAACTGCCCATTCCTCTTGAAGAA